GTATAAAATCTCATTTAATCAGGTTCTGGTATTTTTCAAGTAGTGTTGGTTTGGGATCTGCGATTGTCAGAATCTTATCTGAGTGAATCATGAAAGTGTTTTGAGAACAAACACCAACTAACCATGGAGATAAAGTCTCATCTTTTTCATTCAAAATGAATGGTTCAATCAGTTTACAGTCTGGTTCTCCAAGTTCTGATGGAACTTCTTCAATCTGTGAGACCAGCATCTGATTGTTCATCAGTAAAATCAACTTCGTCATTTTTTTCTCCAATTTTCAATACATTTTTTTCATACATATCCTTTAGTTTTTCCAAAGGTTCTACCAGTGTAACTACCCAATCAGTGGGAACTGGAACTTGTTCATCTTTAGTAAATGGAATCCAAGGAAAAAGATTGATATCAAAAGAGTGCTTAAGTGTATCTTCGTTGTTCTTTGAAACAATTTCAAAATCTTTAAGAAGAACAACCTGTGGTTTATTGAAAAGATACCCTACAACTCTACTATTCTCTCCTTCACCAACCAACATCTCTTGAATATCAGAAATAATATTCTCTCCAGATTTCAAATGAGCAAGTTTTACAGTCATAATACTCCAATACCTTTAACTACTATACCAATAAAAATGAGGGGCGTCAAGTGGATTTTGCCACTTGCCCCTCTTGCGCCGACGATATTCAATTCTATTTATTCGCCACCATCTCCTCCACCTCCATCACCACCATTACCGTTTCCTCCAGCACTCGATGATGATCTCTTAGGAACTGCTTTTCCTTTTGGAATTTGTTTTTGTTTTCCTCCAGAATAAACAGTGTGAGGAACTGCGTTCTTATATGCTATTGTTTTGAATTCGTCGAATGATTTCATTTTTTATTTTTATTTAGATATAGTCCTTACGAACATGATGTTCCGGTACAATTTTTTTCAGTTCAATTCTGAGGAGTCCGTCTTCAAATGTGACGTTGGAAACTTCTGTGTCGTCTGATAATGTCCAGGCTCGTTTAAAACTTCTTTGAGCCAAACCCTTGTGGATAAACGTCCTGTCCGATTCGGAATCTGATTTTTGTCCTTCGACAAAAAGTTTTCCATACTCTGTGTACGCATGAACTTCCTCCTTTTTGAACCCAGCAAGAGCAATTTCTAGATGGGATTCTACATTACTTATCTGAATAAGATTGTATGGTGGATAGTTTGATGTAGTTTCGTGAACATTAAAGATTCGATCAAGATATTCATCCATCCCAATACTGTTGCGAGTGATCTTATCCAGAAGGCTAGGAAGATCCGTATGTGTAAACCGTGAGGTTGTAAGGTTAGGCATTATTGTATCTCCTTTAAAAGCGAGTTTGTGTTTTGTGGATCCTTACGGCATCCACTACTAATTATAAGACAAACACAAAAAAAGGGAGTGTTGAACTCCCTACAGAATCATTCGGTTTCCTGACCCTTACCTTTCTTACCAATATTGTACTTTTGTTCCAGAATCCAATCATTTTTATCCTTATATGCAAGAACTTTGATTTGATTCAAAGGAGCAATATCTGAAATAGAGTCTTCTTTTACTACAGTGATAAGACCCCAATCCGAAAGAAGTCTGGTGATACGATTCCTACGTTGAACATCATTTACTGTAAGGTTTGCGTGCTTGCCGTCCAGAGCAAACAATTCCTTAAAGTGAACAACGTAGTATCTACCTTGTTTATGGAGAATGTGACAAGATTGATAGAGTTTTTTCTCCTTTCTGGAAGCAACTCCGATACGAGTCAAAGTTTCACGAACTTTCAGAAAATCATCAGGTTCATTCAAAACGACCTCCACCATCATATCGGGAGACCAGTTTACTTGTGGTTCAATTGTTTGAGTAGTCATTTCGTTCCGCCAGTTTCAAGTCGTTGTTTAATAAAATTAAGTTGTTCTTTATTTAGAATCTTCAAAGCTTGGGATGCCTTCTCATTACTATAACCATAGTATTGTTTAACGCATTCTAAATCTTTGACTTTATCTTTACGGAGCCAGGGAGAAAATCTCTTCCGTTTCCTAAGACTATTTAGATAGAAAGAATATTGCATATCTTTTGGTAGACTTGCGTACATATTCATTTCATTGGCAAATAAAACACAATCAATGTGACCAGACAAACAACGATTGACGATAAATGGTGGATATGAATTGATATCCTCCGAAAGATCTTCCTTTGTAAAGTTGATAGAATTTAACCAATCCTTAAGTTCAGGCATACAACATACTCTCCAAAGGATTACTTTTTACAATTGGATAATTGGTAACCAACAGTTCTGTTTTTACATTCTCATCAGTTCCCTTATCACCACGATGTGCCATTGAATAACGAAGTTTCCAATAAGTTAGTTCGTAATTCTTGTAAAGTTCCAGAAGTCTATCATTCACATTATAGGTAATCATGAACTTATGAGGACACTTGTAGACATTCTCAGCAAACACATCATGATCAAATGACTTGTGCATTTCACGATCTTTCCCATAAAGGAAATCTTTGATGTCATACGGAGGGTCAAGAAATACAAATACATCATCACCAGAAGCATTCATCACTTCAGAGTAATCAATATTTGTAATCCTCCAGTTCTTCATCAACTTGGAATATTCTTTCAGTTTCTCAATACCAACAAAGGAAAAATTAGAACGAGAAGCAGTTACAGAAAATGTGCTGTTCTCTGTCAGTCCAGAGAAACTACACTTATTCAAAACAAAGAAACTTGCTGCTCTCTCCAATCCCTCTTGACTATTAATATCTACACGAGTCTGATTGAATAGTTCTTTATGAGCAGCATCTTTCTCATCTTGAGTTCCAAAGTCAGATGCTTTAGTTTTGATCTCTTTCAATCGTTCGGAAAGTTCTTCCCCATTATCTCTGAGTTGAACCCAGAAATTATAAAGAGGAACATAAAGATCGTTAATCCAGATGGGAACATCAGGATATGCTTGGGTAGTATAAAACGCAACAGAACCTCCACCAATAAAAGGTTCCCGATAATCTTTAAAGTTCTCAGGATACCAAGGAGCAAGAGTTTTGGTTGCTTTAGATTTGCCTCCAGGATATCTAAGGCAGGTCTTTAGTGGAAAAGTTCTTACTTTCATTTAAACTCACACTCACACATAATTTCAGTCAACGCTGCCAAAAGATTAATTTCTTGATCGGCAACAAATGCAATCTGGTACTGATACTTAGCAATAATAAGCACAGCAGCAGGAATGCTAGGGTTTTCGAGGGATGTAGTAAGAGCATCGTAAACACGACGAAGCAATACACTAGAGTCATTATCAAGATTATTGACGACCCATTTACGAACTTCTGGGAAGTTTTTTTCTTTGAGACTTTTAATGAGATCATTTACAGAAACATCAGAGAAGGATGCGAGAATGCCAGAGTCAATTTTACCACCTGTAGAGTATCGTTGAATCTCATTCAGGACCCTACGAAAATCTGGGAAGTGTTTTGTAACCAGTTCCGCAACGACCTTTTCATCATACTCAATCTTTTCCGTATCCAAGATTGTCTGAAGTCGTTGAAAGAAACTACCTGCAAGTTGAACTCTTTGCTTCCCTTTGATGGTGAAGTCAATGACGGCACATCGGGAGTGAAGAGGTTCAATAATCTTGTTCTTGTAGTTACAGGTGAAGATGAATCGACAGTTGTTATAAAATGCCTCAATATTCGCCCGTAGTAGGAGTTGTACGTCGTTGCCCGTGTTGTCAGCTTCGTCAATGATGATGACCTTGTGTTTAGAAGATCCCGTAAGTGAGACGGTCGAAGCAAAGTTCTTTGCTTGGTTCCGCACAGTATCCAAGAAACGTCCTTCGTCGGATCCGTTGATGACATAATAATCTGCCCCTAATTCATTACATAATGCCTTTGCGATTGTAGTTTTACCAATACCAGGAGGTCCTGCAAGAAGAAGATTAGGAATCTCACCTTTCTCTACAAACTCCTTAAATGTTTTTTTAGTTTCATCAGGAAGAATACAATCCTCAATTACTTGCGGTCTGTATTTTTCTGTCAAAAGAAATTCACTTGCCATAATCAAATCCAATCAGGTTTTCTTTCAGGCATACGAAGATAGTTATCAGCAACCCAAGGTTTGGATGCAATATATCTTTTGTATGCTTCAAATGTATCAATAGTGTCGTCAAACTTCCATTCCTCAGGCATAGCACGAGCAAATGGAGTTACCTCTGTAATCTTGCCCTTAGGAAACAAATAGTATGCATCCACAAGGGTTTTGTAACATGAGTGAGTTTTATTATACCGCAGGCAGTATTCATCAGACAAGTTCAGTCCCCACTTGATTAACCAGTAGGCATTATGGATACTTTCCAATGCCCACTTGGTACAGGGATGATTGCGAAATGCTCCTTTCTCGGTCTTGTAGGGGGTTCCATCCGCCTTAGGAAGAGTGCCGTAACCGTGTCCCCACTTGTCAGAAGCAACGATAGAGAGCATCTGACAGCACTCTAAGGGCATCTTGACAATGTGTTTGTCGGGAAGACAGATGGCACTCTCAGCAGGCCAAGGTGAAGTGACGAAGATGTTCATCAACCAAAAGTAGAATCAGGCTCCAGAGCAATATGATAGGTCACATCGAATCCAGTATTCTTGAATCGTGACAGAAGTTTACGTGAGATCACAACCTCATAATTTCCAGGAAGGATCTTGATGTTCTCTACCTTAAAGTTGAAAGAGAATGTTTCATCGGTCTCACCAACAACCACAGAGAAGTCGTTAGAAGTATCGTTCTTCTTATCACGAACAACCAGTTTCATACACAGCAGCAGCCTTAAGGAGTTTATCAAGTTCTTTGGTATCAAGAAGGAAACAAACATCTTCACTCGGCAGAACAATATCCTTTTCGGGAGGAGTAATGATTACGTTAGGGTCTGCGAAGAAATATTTGGAACGAGACTTACCTTCTTTAATGACAACATAACCATCGTTCTGGAAATCAAGTTCAGCATTCTGATGCAGATTGAGACCATTCAAAAACTGGTTCAGATCATAAATGCCAAAGTCTTTTGGTAGTTCCTCTTCAATTGTTGCCTCTGCGAGGATGTTTTTCATCACAGAAATTGTCCTAAGATTGTTTCCTTCCTTGAACAGGATAGATTGATTAATCGAGGAAAAGTTCTTCAGCAGAGTCAGAGTTTTGTCAGAGAGTTTCATAGTTTTGTCTTGGAGTTTCATAATCAACGGAATTCAGTCAGACCATTATCTTTGCGAGAATAGTGCCCATCAAAGTGGAGCAGAAGCATAGCATAGTGAATCACTTTAAGCAAATCACGTTTGTTGCGTCCATCTTTATCACCATATCGACTTCCATACTTTAGGATATTTGCTTGACAGAAACCAGGAGCAAGATCCTTTGCTGCCATCAAATCAATAGTTTGAATGTCACTGTATTCTTCATTGTGACCACAGTAGTGACTTCCATATGTTCCAGTCACATAATCCTGAACATCTTTCAGAATTTTATCTTCGTTATACTTCCAAAGATGATTTTTTGTTTCGGGCATAGTAAAAGTAAAAGTTGGTTCAATCATAAAAAGGAGAAGGCACACTTACCTTCTCATATTCTATCAGAAAGGGGTAGGTTGGTCAATATTGGGATTGTAATCTACCTGCTCCGTAGGCATCTGGAAATCTGCATCAACTTTATCATACAGTTCCAGGAATGCTTGCTTGGTTTCATCATCAAATCGGTTCACGCAAACTTGAATTGCTTTTGCTTTATCATTAAAGATGCTGTAGGCACGGATGATATGAACCAGACGACGAGTGCTGATGATTTCCTCAATTCCACCATCATAGAAGGTCTTACGGATAATGTCTGCCCAGTCTACCAGACGCTTACAGAACGAACGATCTTCAATCTGCAGATCCAGAGCAATACCTTCCAGGATCTTCTGCTCAGTAGCAGGAGCAGGATAGGACTGCTCAAAGGTAACAGGGAATCGTTCTAGGAATGCCTCATTGAGGACATTAGTACCGATAAAACGTCCATCTTCAGAACCTTTACCTTTGGTGTTTGCAGTGGCAATCACATTAAATCCAGCAGCAGGTTTCACCCAACGACCAATCTTTTTCAGGAAGACACCTTTACCTTCGAGAATTGACTGTAGACACAAGATTTTGTTGCTTGCGAGGTCAATTTCATCAAGAAGCAGGATTGCTCCTCGCTCCAGTGCCTCAATGACGGGACCGTTGTGCCAAGCAGTATTCCCATCAACAAGGCGGAACCCCCCGATAAGATCATCTTCATCAGTTTCAATAGTAATGTTTACACGGATCAATTCACGATTCAATTGAGCGCAAGCTTGCTCAACAGAGAACGTTTTACCATTACCCGAAAGACCCGTAATGAACGTAGGATAGAAAAGACGGGACTGAATAATTTTTTTAACATCAGCAAAGTTACCAAAGCGGACGAAGGTATCATCTTTTTCAGGAATAA